GTTTTTGGTTGGAGAAGGTCACATCAATCATCTTGACGGAAACAAGAAAAACAACCACGTTTCAAATCTTGAGTTCTGCACCCAGCGAGAAAACAACATTCACGCTCAAGAAACAGGACTGAAGCCAAGAAAATACTACATTCCGATTGTATGCAATGAAACTGGTGAGATGTTTGAGTCAAAGTCCGCCCTTGCTCGTTCGCTTGGAGTTTCGGCAGTTATGGTTTCCTCTTACATTCGTGGCAATATGAAACATATCAAAGGAAAAACTTACATACAATTACAATGAAAACACTTAAATACGAGTTTGCTGATTGGGCAACAGCCAAAAAAGCAATAGAAACAACAACCATCTCGTTGGATGGCATCACGGAAACAACGTGGAATACGGAGCTTGTAGTGGCCGTTGTAGAACTTGGGCATATCTGCACCCAATGGGAAACAAACGAGCAAGGAGAGCAGGTCTGTGTAAGCGAGAATCCTAACTATGCCGTTGACATCCTTTGGCAAAACGAACCGCTTGCCGCCTATGCTGATTCGGTGGTGTGGCCTGCGCCTTGTGGCATTCACATCTTTGCGGGATGGGAGGAAGTTTACGCCCAAGAATACTGCGCTGCCAACCCAGATGCCGCCTATTGCCAACCCCCAGCCCCGATTGAGGAATGAAACACGATAGTACAAGCGCAGTAGCGACAAGTTGGTCTTTGGCCGTTGGTGGACTTACGATTGCCGAGGTACACCAGATTGCGGGAATGGTAGTAATGCTAACCTCCTTCGTTTACACCTTATGGCGTTGGAGTCGGGATATTAAGAATGATAGATAGAATTTTTAGAAACCCAAAGACAACCGTTATAGGGCTTATCTTTATTTCGTTTGGAGGTATTCTCGTTTGGTACGAGAAAGCGTCTCTAACGGAGTTTAGTGCGTTCCTAATGGGTGGATTTGCATTAATGATGACAAGAGATGGCGAAGCAGCAGGAAACGCAAAAGAAGTCAAAACCAAAACTCGGAAGACACACCAAAAGCCCGAACAAAGGGGTGACGAGTAAGAAGTACCGAGGGCAGGGAAGATAAGGTACCGTATAAGGGACAACTTGCCGCCAAAAGGTGCCATATAAGACACGTTAACTCGGAACCAGTTAGAGTTACTGCATAAAATTTATCAAAAATGAAGCTATCTGAAAATTTCAGTTTGAGCGAGTTCACCGAGACCTCAACGGGTTTACCGAACAAGCCAAGCCAAGAAGCGATAACCAATTTGAAATACTTGGCACAATACGTCCTGCAACCAGCAAGAGACAAGTTCGGGCCTATTGAAGTTACCAGCGGCTACCGCTCCGAGAAGGTGAATGCGGCTGTTGGTGGTTCAGCAACAAGCGACCACCTAAAAGGAAAGGCCGCAGACATTCAATGCGAGGATATGGCATCAGTATTTGCCTTTATACGCAAGCAGACGCATTTTAAGCAGCTCATCTGGGAGTTTGGTACAGACAAGCAACCTGCGTGGATTCACGTAAGCTACGACGTTAACAACAATAAAGGAGAAGTATTAAAAGCAATAAAGAAAAATGGGAAAACCAAATATATCCAATTTTGAAAGCTGGCTTAATGAACTCGAAGACGTACCCACACCCCCTGCTTGCAGCATTGATAATCCTGATTGCGAGTCTTGCTCTGGGTAGTTGCTCTGCTGAATACCATTTGCGTCAAGCCGTAAAGAAAGGTGCAAATGTTTGGCAAACGAAGTGGGATACCACAATCGTAACCAAGGAACGTAACTTATGGGATACGCTCACGCTTAACAATGTAGATACCGTAGTTGTCCAAAAGGACAACATTCGGATTAAGATTGTTAGAAACTTTGATACCATCCGATTGCAAGCGACGTGCTTGCCGGATACGGTGCAAGTAACCAAGTACATTAACACCAAGATTGCGACCAAGGGAAAAGGTGATTGGGAGAAATACCTAATGCTGTTTGCAGTTGGTATGCTGCTTATAGTCCTAATAAGGCAATAGAGGTACTTTTCCTGCGTTCTAACGCATTATCTATCTAAATTGGATAGATTGTACCACTTGACTAATAAAATGCGTGTAAACGCAAATTTTCTTTTATTTTTAATTTTAACTCAAGTTAGTTAGTTAACTTGATAGTTAGTTAGTTATTTAGTTATATAGTTAGTTAGTTAACTTAACTAACTTGTAAAAAATAAGCATTGGGCGCATACGCCCGACAAATGTTGATAACTTTTTAGTTATTTACATTGGTTACACCTATCGTTTTCTTTTTTAGGTTTGCAATATGGCAACAGAAAGAAACGACCGACGCAAGAAGTATCTTGCAATGGAATTGAAACAGATTCCCAATGACTACACCAACGCATTCCTTAACCACTTCGGATTCTGCGACTACCCCAGAAGCGAAAACGAATCCGCAGCCGTTAGAAAATACAACACCTGGGAGCAAGGAAAAAAAACCTTTAACCAATGAGCATCAAGGATTCCACCAAGTGTTTATCTACTGGGACGCCTGATTACTACATTGGCAAGTTCAAAGGCATCGAGGCGTTTGACGTGGTGCAGGACTTCGCCCACGATAATTACAACCTCGGCGTAGCAATCGCCTACCTTCTGCGTGCTGGAAAGAAGGACGGCAATCCTGCCGAGCAAGATATTACCAAAGCAATAATCCACCTACAACGTGAACTCCAACAACTCGAAGATTATGCCGTACTATACCAATCCCGAAGTCAAGAACCGGATAGATACGATTCTGTCGGAGGTTGCGATTCTTTTCGCTAATTGCGATGACCAAAGCCGTGCCTACGCCAAGGAGCAGGAACAAACCCTCCTCAAAGAAGTCCACAAGCTCGACCCGGCCTTTGCAGCCCGTTGCGGATATAGAGATTAAGGTTGTACTGTCCAAGGTTCCCTCTCTAAACCAATTCTATTCCTCCAAGCATTGGATAGTACGCAAGAAAGCCAAGGACAAGTTTACGGAGGAGGTGCTTACACAATTAGCAGCATACGATAAAACACGCTTCCGAACGATAACGGCTACCCTACGCCATAACTACGGATACGATAACGATAACTGCATTATGGCTATTAAGTTTGCCTTGGATGCGTTACGCAAGTGGGGAGGCATCGAGGACGATAATACCAACTTTGTAACTAAAATCACCATAAGCCGAGACCACGAGGTTACAAAGAATACCGGCCAAGTAATTTTTTTTGGTAAGGGTGTTGTATGTTAATTTTTTTGCGTATGTTTGCCTTGTCTAACACCTAAAACAAATCCTATGGACTACGGACAAAGAACAAACTGGTCGCAAGAATCAGCTCAACAAATGGTTGAGTTCTTACAACATCGAGTTGAGGCGATGGCATCCCGGATGCAATTCCTCGAAGCAGAAAACGAAGTATTAAAACAAACCCTATTAAACGAATTACACAATGCCTAAAATCACAAGCATCACCCCGAACGGCCAATGGCAAGAGTTCTACAAATTGGATATCCGTTTTGATAACGGCGATTTCGGAACAGCATTCGCCAAGTCCCAAACCCCTTCCTACAAAGTAGGCGATGAGGTTGAGTACACCAAGAACGAGAAAGGTACTATCAAGATTCAGCGTGGCGATAAGCCCGCTTGGACGCCTTCCGCACCAAAGGCAAACGATGACCGTTCAGCGTCTATCATTCGCCAGGTAGCGTTGAAGTCGGCTGTTGAGATGAGTGCCGCTTACGTTGCACAAGGAGCAACAATCGCCCCCGAAAAAATCTTTGAGTTGGCAGAGAAGTTTAACGCTTGGATGTCCGGTTCAAACGGTTCTACCCACCAAGAACACTTTGCAGCTCGTGTAGAAGAATCCAGTCCGTTTTAGGTGTTTCAGTAGCGACTGGTTGACAGCCCGGAAAGACGGGCAATTTAGTCGGGTGGCGCAATGGTAAACGCATCAAATTAGGTTACTGCATAAAATACTTACTAATTTGATTATTCACGGCAGCGGATAGTATCCGAGTATTGTAGGTTCGATTCCTACCCCGACTACAAAGACCCCTCTCCGGAGGGGCTTTTTTTTGCCCAATGTTTTTTTGTATTGATTTTTTGTTTACGTTTGCCCTATGAAACACCCTGACCTAATTTCTAACGAAAAAGTATTGCCGTTCCTTGAAAGAGCAAGAGGCGGTAAATACTACGACACCGGTAAACTTGGCCACCCGGTAATTGATGAGTTCCTCCGATTCAAAGACGGAGAGTTTGTCGTTGTTACAGGCCACGCCAACGTAGGTAAGACGCACACGTTGATTTACCTGATGTTGATGCAGACAATGAACTACGACAAAAAGTGGTTAGTCTATTCCTCAGAGAACGAGGTTCACTCGCTCAAGCGCAAGTTGATTGAGTTCCTGTCGTGCGAACCTATCCAGAACGTGACGGAGGCAAAGATGTACCGGCACCTGGATTACATTGACGAACATTTTCGGTTTATAGATAGCAACAATCTATACAACGCATTTGACCTACTCCGCATTATGGAGGAAATACACGAGGAATGGCAGTACACCGGATGCCTGATAGACCCTTACAATTCCCTTGTTACAGACCAAAAGAAGCTTGGGAAATCGGGTATGCACGAATACCACTACGAGGTAGCATCTGCCGTGCGAATCTTCGCCCACAAGAACGCAGTTACCACAATCGTAAACACCCACCCGGTAACGGAAGCAATGCGTAGGACACATCCTAACGGCCACGCTTACGCAGGCCTGCCCACGCCACCAATGACGTCTGATATTGAAGGTGGAGGCAAATGGGGTAACCGTGCCGACTCGGTTGTTATCATTCACCGATACGCACAACACCTAACCGATTGGGTTTTTACTGAAATCCATTGCCGTAAAACAAAAGAGATGGAAACAGGCGGCAGGCCTACTCCGCTATCTGACCCTATCAGGATTCGCTCAATGAAAGGCAATGTTGGATTTACACACAATAACATTAACTTGTTGGAAGTTCAAGCACCTATTCAAACTATAATTTATTCTGATGACCCATTTTAGTCAAGACTCCTGGGAGATTTACGTTAGGGATAAAATCCTTCAGGTAAGCGATGTTGTTCGGTGGTTAAACGAAATGGCCTTAGCCAACCCGAACCAACCGCAAATCGTGGACAATATGCTATCCGTATGGCGTGCTACTCAAATGCTGGAGGATATGGTTGATATGAAACGCCACATCGACAAGCGGGTAAACGAGGCACGAGTAGAAAACGCCCGCCTGCTTATTCAAAACCGGGAGCGTTTAATTGAGATTGATGCATTGAAGAAAGAATTGGAGCAAATCAAAGAAAATCTATCGTTATGATTATTCCTGTACCATTTGCACCGAATGAGGTGTTTGCAATCAACGGAAAGAAATTCTTGGTGCTTGACTATTG